AATAGATCAAAAAAATGATTATGTCCTGCTGGGGTGCCTAGAAATACAGCCGCACCCTCTCTGTCGGATAGTGCTGGTCTTACAACCTCCCCCCATACCCTTGGGTTTTGCATACCAAATTCATCGAATACGCATAGATCAAGATAGATACCTCTCAGACTATCTGGATTCTCAGCAGACAATAACATCAGCCTGCCACTATTGGGAAAGTCTACACGCAACTCAGTCTCATTGAAACTAACGCCAGGAATGACAGAGGCATAATACTTTACATAATCCCAAGCAATACGTTTGGCCTGCGTAAAAGTAGGTGCAATAAACGCAACCCTTGGTCTAGGTAGCTCACAAATCAAAGCATACTTTATTAAATGATTCACTGCCCAGACCGTCTTACCAAAGCGTCTGTGCATAACCAGCACATTCCAACGCCTAACATTCTGGTGCATCTCAGCCTGTAACTCTCTAGGCTTGTAAGGGATTTTGACTTGCATCTATCTGCCGAGTTTCTTCATGGCCTTCTTATGAGACGCAGTGAACGACATACCAGCTAACATATCCTTCTTCATACTAGCCATATGCTTTGCAGTATGATGCTTGGAGTGTCTCTTTAAAGCATCAGTCTGACGCTTAGTAAGTGCCTTCTTCTTCATCACCCCTCCCACATAATCTTCACACCACCATCAGTAACCTCTACACCAGCACGGTTCTTACTATCTCCATACTGGTCTGGCATAACCTTGCCTGCCTTCCAACGTATATGTAAAGCATAATCCCTTAGAACATTAGGATCATAGTTCTTCTCACCACTCAACTGATTCTGATACATAGCCTCAACATCCTCTAGTGCCTTCTCAGCACTCTGCTGTTGAGCAGTCTTGATAGCATTACTAATCTCAGGATCACTGCCCATCCTTGTATACAAAGCAGACCTTGATACACGGTTACGCTCACATGCCTTCACAAGTGTATAACCCTGCATCACATCAGATGCTACCTTGTCAATCCTGGCTCTGGGTATCTTAGCCATGTTCTCTCCGTGTGTGTGATAGTAGTAATTAACACATATACAGCGCGGCTGCGCTTCTCGGGTGTGCATGCTTTTTTACTATGCCCCCCTAGGTGTCGCGTTGTCAGATTGCATTGCTACATTGCCGCGTGAAAGTGTCCGAGCTGTGCGTGAAATAAAATGTAACAACACACCATTCCACAACCACCAAACAACGCTGCATCAATGCCTAGCTCACCGGTACAATGTGCAACAATGTTTTACACAATGTTACTAATAGCATAATTCTTGTTGACAGTATACTAACCATAGTTTA